TGACTATAGTTACTGAACTTGTCAAAATCACAAAACGGATCCCAGGCGTAGTATTCGCTTTCCCATAGTCGATCTTGTCTAGTAGTATCACCGTTTTGTAATGATAGTGAATCTATTATTCCTGGATAGGTGATAGCATCTTCGGGGGTACTAGTACCTGGCTTTAAAAATATTACGCCTGGCTCTAACTGATAGTCAGTACGAGTTTTTGTGGGTTCAGTTACATAGTTGTTGGCAGGATTTACCCCTGGACCAACTCGACGGCCAACATATCCCTGTGTTTTTTTAACGTTGGGCTCTTGAATCAATTGATCCAAGGTGGCGGCTAAGAACTTACGGTTAGTGTCGGTTCGGAAAATCTCTGGTAAGAGATCAACTGTTCTATGTAATGCCATCAATAAACTCCGGTCTGCGAAATAGTACTACCTGGTGCGCCAATGCTTGTAACAGGGTATAGACCAGCAACTGATGTTTGGCTACGAATATTACTTTGTGTCAATGCATCAATTACCTCAACATCGGCCACAGTGGCCGCACTGACAAAGATTTCGTTTGGCGCTGATCGTATTTCATACAAGTCACCAAAACTCTTTAACGGATTAAGTGGTACTAACACGATTGAACTAATAATTGACCCCATTTGTTTGTGTAAATATGCGGCAAGTTCGGAGAAATAAAAACTATCGCCAAAGTCCCATTTGTCAATTAAAAAATAATTGTTAATATTAGAAATAACTTGACTCTTAATTTCACTGTCGCTGGCAACTGTGTTTAGCGCCTTGACTACTTTAATTGTAGCTTGTAATTGTGTTGGTGCTTTGGCACCAAACAGTGGTTTGAATACCACGGAGTTTAGCACAATATTATCACTGACCATCTTATAATCATTCAACCCTGAATATGCTTGTGTTAAGTCAGCAATGGTGGGCACTGTTGGCTCTGGTACTGTCCCAGTTGTATCTTTAATATAGTTTTGATATGCGGTGTAGTATGCTTGTGGAACCACGTACATATCAATGATATTAGTTGATCCAGGATCAATGACATTGGTCAACGCACTGTTATGTCGGTATTGGAATCCAAGATTGTTTCGGCCAACTTTAGCTATAAAGTCTGCACGAGCAATTAATACACGATTTAAAATACCATTGACAATTGCAACTTCTAATTGGTAAAATAAATCTGTGCTATATGCATAAAAAATTTGTCCGTTTATGAACTCACTCTTAACAAGCTCAATGCTATCAAGTGTAGGATATGCGCTGTTTACTATGCCTGGTTCAACGGGCAAGTATCTCTCTAAATTATCAAAATCTACAACCTGTTGGAAAAATGTGTATTTTGTAGTTGGCGAAACACTAGGTGCAACAATTTCATCAAAGAAATCTGGATTATCTGCCACCCCGTCAGCGTCACTGTCACGGAAACTGACCACTACTTCATAGTCATTGACAAATCCATCGCTTTGAATTGGTTGTCCAATAATGTCCATTGTAATATCGCCGGGCAATGGTGCATTTGAATCCGGTCTTGAATTGGTTTTTAATACCCGAACAAAGTCGTTAATTACTAATCCAGTTTTACTGTCATATATTTGCTCGCTCCCATCATAATAGAATCGTGTTTGTAACACACTGGCAAATTTGTAATCCAAACTTCGCGATGTAACCACATAGCTAAGACCGTCTGTGATAAACTGCACCAACCAGGATGCGTCAAGGTTTAGTCCTTGTGTATTTTGTGCGTAGGCTCTACTAAACGTAGTACTAGATGCTAGATTAGTACTAGTAATCAAATACCAAGTGGCATTTAAGCTGTCGTACCCAATACCAAAGTTACGGAACAATTCAATTTGTTGAATCATGCTTTGCTGGAATGCAACTGGAAGATCAGTGACAAATTTTGGCAATACGTATTGCGCCAACGCACCAGTGGGAACAAAGTTGTTAAGGCTCACTGGACCAATCCCATCAGGTAAGTTTCCAAGACCTTGGGAAGTACCATCAAGTACCACCGCAATTAATGTGGCCCACAAACTTAGTCGTTCGTCAGCACGAGTTGGAATACCTGGTTGTAGTCTGTTATTAGCATCAAAGAAATATCCAGCTGGAGGTATAAATTTAACCAAACTACCTTGTGTCAAGTATTTGGCATTATTATTTGTATACGGCCCAATTGGCAACGGATTACTAGCTGAGCTAGAATAGAAAAAACCAGTTGTCTCGTTGTTGATAGTGGTGGTTTGATTCCACCCAGCATTTAACACTGTCAACGGTGGGCGGGGGAAGTTGGCATAATAAAATTGCAACATTCCTCGATTTGAAATTAACGGTTGTATCGAATTGTCAATGACATCAACAATGTCGTTGCGATTTACCCATTCAAAGTTAAAGGTAGGTAATTGATTTTCGCGGTATAGTACACCATCACTGGCAAAAATATTAGTGCTAGAATATTTGCCAGTGACGTCTGTTAGATCAATATAACGACTTGTGCCAGTAGCTGACCGAACAATTGCTTTGCTTTTAACAATACTGTTGTATTTTGTAAAAGGGAAGTTATTATAATCTTCACCATTGACCATACGATTTTGTGTATAGTAACGAGCCGGAGCACGTTGTTTGATCTCTGCAATGTTTTCACGGCTTTGCGCATTAGTAACTGGTGAGGTGATGCCACAGTTTAATGTTAGAGTTTCCAAGCGTCCACGCCGACTAACATAGCTAATTGGCACAGACACGTTTTGCATTTCTTCAGGATTAATGATGTATTGAAGACCATTGCTAGCTCGTACATATGAGCGGAACGTGCCCACTGGCACACTTGAAAATACCCCATCACCAAATGTTATTGTAATCTGATCGTTGGCGCGGCTGGTAATAGAATATAAAGTGCGTTGATCAGGGGCCTGCTGTTCAACTGCGCCGGCAAAAATGTTTTCAACATATTGCCATTCACCAGAGATACTACCAACATCATCTAACTTGTATAGCCAATGGTCTTGTTCGTTACAGCCTTCAATGTTGATATTGACTGTGCGGTTAGGAATAGCTTCAGATAAGTTAAAATCTTGATTTTGTAATACGCCTTGTTTAAACAAGAAAAAGAATCCAGTATTGCCGCTACCAAATCCCTGGCCATCATTGCGATATAATACATTAAATGCGCCGTTGGGTTGTGGGCTAGGCTCGTAAACATATTCCTGCCCCAGTGTTGTGCCACTGACAACTTCAAACGGCATATTGACTCCGTCAACTGTGGCTGTATAAGGAATAACTGGCAAAAATCCAGGTATTAAATTGACGGTATACTCGCTGGTCTCGATGCCCAAGATTGTTTGACGGTTGCCCGGGCGGCCAAACTTTTGGCTGTCAACGAATGCAGAATTCATGATTGATGTGAACTGTTCTAACCAATTGGGGTTAGTAGGGTCGTTCCAATCAACAGTGATGTTGGCCAAATTAATGCCGTTAAAGTCAGTGATGCTTTCTGTGGTGCTTGCTGAAAAAACTTTTAATAGTCCTTGTGCGGCTGTGTTGCGCTTGGGTGTGTAACTAACCAAGTTGGCTAAACGCACCACACTGTCACGACGTTCGGCAGTGTCAAGAAAGTTTTCTCGGGAATTTAAATCGTTACGGAAGGCAAGTGCTTGCCCCATAAATGCCATGACGTCAAGCAGTGCAATAAATTCACTGCTTTCAATATAATCGTTGAATGTTTCAGGGTAGTAAAGTCGCAGATAATCCACAAAGCTTTTACGTAACGTTTCAAAGTCATAGCTTTGAAAGTCAGCTTCACGGTAGGTTTGGTAGAGACGTTTCCAATCCTCTACACCAAATATTGCTGTTTGTCGTGTGGTCTTTGCCATAATATCTCGCAGTCAAGGTATTTATGGCCTAAATTATCTACATACTTTTAGATGTAGCTGGCTCTGCGTGTTTCTTGATCAAAAAATATGCTTAGGCGTTCAGATGTGCTACTGGGCACAATTCGAATTTCTAATTCAATTAAAAGACCGTTATCTTGTGGGAATACTTGAGCATCTGAAATATACACCCTTGGATCGCCTCCGGCAACTCTTTGTAGTTCAGCCAATAATGCGGCTATAGTTTCTGGAGTCTGATTTTCAAACACATAGCTCCAAATGGTTGTGCCATAACTTGGCTTACCAGGGATCTCACCTTGTTGGATATTCAATGCATTGGCAAGGTCACGCTTGACTAACGCAAAGTCAGTTAGCGTGAACTTCTTGAATTGATTTATAGTATTAAATCCGATAAATGTTGGCATAAAATTATTTATACTCTATATTTCAAGCTCGATCCACAGGCTTGAATATTGGAGACGGAATCTTTGCATCGTTAAGGATAGACTTGACTGATGCGTCAACCGACGATCGATTTACTGTACCTGTAGCAGTTGGTGCGGCATCACCGCCCCCTCCAAACAGCCCACTTAAACTTGTGGTCACAAGATTTGTGGCATATTGTGCATTTTTAATTGTACCAGCGATTGCTGTTTGCACCCCTGGTGGGGCAACACCTTTGACAAACGAGGATGCTGCCGTGACACCAAACTTTGTGGCACTTTGCACTATTCCGGCTAGTTGTTGGGGATTTTCAGTGCCGCTGACCACTCCCAGCGATTTAAGTCCTTGTAACGCAGTGCCCATCAAAGCTTGTTGTGTTGTGCTTTGTAATGTGGGATTGTTTAGTATGCTGCCAAGTCCAGTCACTCCGCCTTTGCCGGTCCAGCATCCGGGGCTGGTTAATAGTTGATTGGCAGTACGATTCATTGCCACCTGATCAGGAGTTAATCCAGAACTATTTGCCAATGCAATATCTGCCGGAGTGGGGGTTCCGGCTGCTTTTTTAATTTGTTGTAGAGTACCTGGTTTTAAAAATCCTGACACTTCTAGTTTATCTGCTGTAAATCCAAATTCACCAATTCCTTTGGTTGGGCTCAATGCATTAGATGCT